GCCTGTGATTACCTCTCTAACGGACGAGGATCTGACTACGTTAACCAGTGGTGGAGAGCTGAGAGTTACGTACCCGATGGGATCGTCCAAGCCTCAACACTTTGGGACAGCGTATCTACACCTGAACCAGTCGCAGAAGCCTTCTACCCCTTCAAAGGACTCAATGAACTACTCTACGGTCTCAGAGCAAGTGAGCTTATTACAGTTACAGCTGGCAGTGGCCTTGGGAAGAGTCAGTTCCTTAGAGAAATCCTTTACCGCATTCTCGAAACAACAAAGTGGAACATCGGCGGTATGTTTTTGGAAGAATCAGTGCGAAAGACTGCCAGATCAATTATGTCACTGCAAGCAAACAAAAAGCTGCACCTACCCGACACCCCAGTCACAGAACGAGAATTGAAGGAGGCTTTCGATGCTACTCTTGGCACTAATCGTGTGTTCCTCTTTGATCATTTCGGCTCCCTTGCTATTGACAACGTGCTTAATCGCATACGATACATGTCCAAGGCTTGTGATTGCCGTGTTGTTTTCTTGGATCACATCTCTCTCGTTGTCTCTGGTATGGATGGGAATGATGAGCGCAAGAGCATTGATGTCTTGATGACTCGCTTGCGTACATTGGTACAGGAAACAGGTATTACCTTGATCTGCGTATCGCACCTGAAGCGTCCTAGCACATCGAACAAGGGACACGAAGATGGTGAAGCTGTATCGTTGTCTCAGTTGAGAGGCTCAGGCGCTATCGCTCAGTTATCCGATGCTGTGATTACACTGGAGCGTAACTCCATGAGTCCTGATCCAAGCATTCGTAACCTCACTAAAGTTGCTGTTGCAAAAAATCGGTACAACGGTTTAAGCGGCCCTGCTTGTAATTTGATGTACGATATGAAGACAGGTAGGATGGTTGAAGTTACATTGGAGGCTTTATGATCGAAATGATTATCGTAGGGACTATCGGCATCGGCTATAGTGTTGTAGGTGTGCTACAGTGGCTTAAAGGTGACATGGGAGCTGGTATCATGTGGATCGGTTATAGCTTCGCACAAATCGGACTCTTCATAAATCTAAAATAATGGAACAAAATAAGTTGACTTTTTGTGTTCAATATGTTACATTCTAGTTTTAAGGAGCTACTATGAAACGTATTGAATACGGAGACACGTTAACTTGTATTGACTGTGGTATAGAGAAATCTATAACTGAGTTTTGGAAAAAAGGAACACCTCGAACTGATGGAACTTATGCTTATCGTGCAGATTGTAGAGAATGTGGAACGTACAAACGGCTTCACAACTACCATCATGAAGGTGGCAAAGAGAAACAAAAGAAACGATCTTTTAAAAACAACTTAAAGAAGTATGGAATCACACCTGAAAACTATCAAGAACTCTTCAAACAACAAGAAGGGAAATGTGCAATCTGCTCATCGTCAGAGGTATCAGTGGCACGAAGGTCTTACAACCTATTTGTCGATCATGACCATGCAACAGGGAAAGTCAGGGGACTCCTCTGCCACCACTGCAACGCAGGACTCGGACAGTTTAAAGACAACACAGAACTATTGCAGAAAGCAATCGAGTATCTAAATGCGAATCGCACTTGATTGTGAAACAACGATGGATCACCAAACGATTCATTTGTGTATTACGCAGGACGTAGACACTAATGAAGTTAAAGTTTGGAGGACTCCTGATGGTTTATGGGATTACCTTAAACAGGCTGATCTTATAATTGCCCATAACGGTATCGGCTTTGATTTCCCCTTGTTAAACAGGCTCTGGAAGACCAAGATTGGACTGAGGCAAGCATACGACACACTCGTAGTGTCAAGACTACTAGAGCCAACGAGACTAGACGGTCACAGCTTGGACGCATGGGGAAAGACTCTAGGGGTAGCAAAGCTGGACTACAAAGCAACGTGGCAGTGGATGATGAACAGACGGGAAGAATATAATGGGGAATGCTTTGATGCGCCTATTGATGTTCTTCTTGAGTATTATTGCCTACGTGATGTTAGCGTTCTACGGACTCTATTTACTCATCTTGAAACTTGCCTTAAAGATAAAGGCTTCTCTCAAGAAAGTGTGGGATTGGAACATCAAGTTGCTTCCATAATATCTAAACAAGAGAAGAACGGGTTTAAGCTCGATGTAGTTCACGCTACTTGCCTACTATCTGAACTCAAGGGGAAGATGAGTGCCATCAATGACAAAATGCAGGATCTCTATCCACCGTATGAGGTTGAACGTATCTCTGAAAAGACAGGGAAGGTTCTCAAGCCTGAAGTGGTGGTATTCAATCCAGCTTCACGACAACAAATAGCTGAGAAGCTCATTGGACTCGGATGGAAACCTAAGAAGTTCACCGAGCCTACAGCTAGTCATCCTCAAGGGCAGATGATAGTAGATGAAGCTGTTTTAGATCAAATTATTAAGGAGTGTTCATAATGATTCCCGTGTTATTTGCAAGAGAAGATAGCGCATATAAAACTATGCCTTATTTTGATGTATACGATATCAAAAGAGATGCAAGAAACTATAGAGGAGAGAGTCCAGTAATAGCTCATCCTCCTTGTAGAGCTTGGGGAAGGTTGTCGCACATGGCTAATCCTCGTCCTGATGAAAAAGAGCTTGCTTTGTTTAGTATTGATCTTGTACGTAAAAACGGAGGTATCGTAGAACACCCCTATGGTTCCCGTTTGTGGAAACATTACGAGATACCTGAGTTTACAGACGGAGTAGATTCCTTTGGTGGCTACACTATTACCATAGATCAGTGGGATTTTGGTCACGTAGCGCGAAAGAAAACTAAGTTGTACATATGTGGTTTACCAAGTACAGATCTTCCTTCACTGCCTCCAAAGAAAGAAGGAGTTCCAAAAAGGTCTATTGCAGGTAATGTTAAAGGGACTGTGCGCTGCACACAATACCAGAGAGAATACACACCGGATGATTTAATCTTTTTTATGAAAGAAATCTGTGAAAGAATCGAAAAAACAAAATCTTAAAGACTTTGCTGAACTGATTAAAGAATATTTAATGGTTCAAAAACGCATAGCTCAGATTGAATCGTGGTTGGAAGTTGTAGGTAAGGACGGAAGGGTTCACGGACGAGTCATCACTAATGGCGCTGTGACGGGCCGTATGACTCACATGAAGCCTAACATGGCACAGATCCCTAACTCAGGCTCACCCTATGGCCCTGAATGTCGTCAGTGCTGGACAGTCGAGGAAGGTAACGTCTTAGTAGGATGTGACGCTAGTGGTTTAGAGCTTCGCATGTTGGCTCATTACATGAAGGATGAAGATTATGTCAAAACAGTCTGTGAGGGATCGTCTAAGGATGGTACGGATGTCCACACGGTTAATCAGAAAGCAGCCGGTTTACAAACACGTGACCAAGCGAAGACATTTATCTACGCATTTCTATACGGGGCGGGTGCATCGAAGATTGGCTCGATTGTCGGTGGTAGTAGTGCCGCTGGTCAAAGGCTTATCGATGCCTTTCTTAAAGGGACTCCCGCGCTCCAGCGTCTACGTAATAAAGTATCCTTATATGCGTCCGAGGGCTATGTACCGGGGCTTGATGGTCGCAAGATATGGGTTCGCTCTGAACATGCGGCAGTCAATAGCTTACTTCAAGGCGCAGGTGCAATCGTCATGAAGAAGGCGCTGTGTATCTTATCGGATACAATTAAGTGCAACAAATGGGATGCTAAATTTGTGGCAAATGTCCACGATGAATTTCAGATAGAATGTAAGGCAGACATAGCTGATTTAGTTGGCAAGGCTGGCGTACAAGCTATCAAAGATGCGGGGTTAGCGTATAATCTACGATGCCCTCTCGATGGGGAATACAAAGTGGGCTTAAATTGGAGAATGACTCATTGATCGATAAGAACGATAAACTGAAATCTCAGATCATGGTGAACATAGGTGAAGATTCCTTCACTTTACTTCATAGCAGTGATCTAGATCTTCTTGAGGTATACTTGGTGCTCTCAGCAGCCCTTGCGTACATCGAGGATGAAGCGGAAAGCATCTCTCGTAAAGAGGGTAGCTATCTACAATAACTTGGCTACGGCCTAACCTAGTAACAGGAAAGAAAACACATATGTCAGCAGATTTGAAACCAGTAAAGATTAACGGTGAGTTGTTTTGGTCTAAGTGGATGGCTGAGTTCAACACAGCATTCAACACAGACAATGATCGCTACGAGTGCACCATCGGTAACATCAGCGATGACGATGCAGCGAAGCTCACAGGCTTAGGCATCAAAGTCAAGCACAAGGATGCTATGGGTAACTTCATCGTAGCTAAAAGCAAGTACTTGTTCAACCCTACAGATGACACCATGAAAGAGGTAGACGTTAAAGCTCTCGGTAACGGCTCGAAGTGCGTAGCGGTGCTCACAGCGTACACTCATCGTATGTCAGCGAAGCACGGTAATGCACCCACGATCAAGAAGTTGATGGTGACTGAGGTGGTGACGTATACGCCTCCTGTTAC